CTTAAAGTATCTTTGTTCTTCCGGCTCATCTGTCGGCAGTCGTATGAACCCACCCTGCCTGAAGCGCATGAGTGCCATGACTGTGGAGTCAACCAAGTCATCATGGCTCATAAACGGAAATCCAGCAATCTCCTCAACTACCTCTTCTGCCCACCGTGTGGGAGGTACCCATACCAAACCAGACGCTACAATATCAGATACTGAGTTAAGACGTGCTAACTTATCACCTGATCCCCTGTGAGGCGTATACTCTGATACTGGCAGTCCCATCCGGCGCATCTCTTGGTACAGCGCCGTGCCCGATGACTTCTTCTCCACGATGAACGCATCAGGTTCCCACTCATTATACTCTTCCAGCGCCATGTCCTTCAGCTCTGGAAACTCCATACGCTGCTTGATGCTGTTGAGCAGGATGATGTTGTAGTTATTAGTCTCTTCATACAGAAACACACCCCACGTAGTCAACGCCGTGTAGTCCGCACGGTTGTGCTTTTCTGCCGCTGCGTCCAGTGACATGATTATATACTCACAACTTGGAGGCCGTTCCTGATCCCAGATCTGCCACCACTCTCGCTTGACCAGCGCAGCCTCTTCCGCCGTGGGTGTCTGCTGATACTGCGCGTTCCACTGGAATGTAGGCATAGATGCCTTAGTCCGTAGCAGCGCCTCTAGGTCAAAGAACTCAGGCCACAGGGGTTTCTCTGTGACCTCTTCTGTCTCTTCGTCTTCAACTTCCAGTATGGCTGGGAATTCGACGATTTCATACTCATCTGCCCTGTCATTCTGCGTCATATCACGTACAACACGTCCAGTCAGATCATCTTGGTGCCATCGGGTCTGGATTATTGCAACACGACCCCCCGGCATCAGACGAGTACGCGCACCGAAGGTAAACCACTCGTACGCTTTCTCAAAAACAGCAAAATTGCCGTTAATTACGTCCTGTTCCGAGTGTGGGTCGTCAATTAGCAGCAGATCAGCACCGCGACCAGCCAGTGCAGAGCCAACACCACACGCATAATACTCACCGCCGACGTTAGTATTCCACCTACCGGCTGATTTTGAGTCACTGGCAAGCTGCACAGTGGAGAAAATGGCCTGATAGGCGTCTGTGGAGATCAAATTCCGCACTTTTCGACCAAAATCCACTGCCAGATCAGTGGTATGCGACACCATCATCACCTTTTTGCCGGGATTTCGCCCTAAAAACCACGCTGGGAAGAAGATAGAGACAAGCTGGGACTTGCCGTGACGTGGCGGGATGTTCACACAGATGCGATCCTTGTTACCCGCCTCAATGTCCATCAGCATATCCGCCAAAATGCGGTGGTGCTTACCTACAATGTAGTCTGGCTGCATTCGTTTGCAGAATTCTATCAGGTCATCGTAGGCTTCTTGGTTAGCCCGACGTGCTGCAAGCTCGTCCACGATGCGATTGATCTCTACAACTTCGTCATCAGAGAACGCATCAAGGTTATCCAGCATATTCTGGACTTCTTCCTCGGTAAAATCGGGAACGGCCTCAATCATCGTATTCTTCTGGCCCTAGTATCTCTTCTAGGTCTATAGCTTCACCATCAAGAATGACCGCATCTTCCGCATACTCTATAGGCTCGACCAGTTTCTCTAACTTTGAGCGTAACTTGTTGCGTAGATCGTCCGTAGACTGGTGCGTTATGGTTACTTCTGTCTTCTCTGCAAATAACCCTACGTCTGAGATCTTACCCAGTAACTCCAAGGCACGTATACGAATGCGTGGGTCGTCGTTCTCCGACTCCAGCAGTAGTTTGTTAGTGACTAAGTGCCGGAGCTGCGTTGCGTTTTCTGCAACAGAGTGCCCGAACTCTTGGAGTATGTTGTTGGTAAGTATGATGGAGGCAGGTGTAAGGGTCGAAATTTTCTTCGTTGTAGCTTTCTTAGAAGTTTTTTCAGGATCTTCCGCATAAGCCGCAGCAAGTTTTGCAGCGGTGTCTTTGTCATCTTTGTTGGGTTCAACATCTAGGCCGTATTCGGATAACTCTAAGGCTGTATTGCACGCGGCTTCCGCCTTATCTCTAAGGTCTTCGTATGGAACCTCATCAGAAAAGGGCACGCCGATTTCAGGTGCAATAAATAGAGTCATAGGCGAAGACTGGATTGTGTCGCTGGCTGGTAGCCGTTGGCGCGAATATACACCAAAAACCACCAGATATAACAAAAATTTTTTTCGGGGGGGCTTTTATTTTTGGGGTGGGGGGTTTCCTGTGTGGAGATTAGTAGGGAACGGCCTCAAGAAAAGGGGGCAAATTGGCAGAAATGCTAGTTATTCGTGGAGATTAGTAATACTAGCAGCACATGGAGTCACAGCAGTACAGCGGCGGGGTGGGGGCGGGGTGGGTATTTTGTACGGCCGTACAAGGTTTCGGGCGCTATCTATTGCAAAAACGGAAACCCATGGGATTCTAATTGTGTCGGGCGGATAACCTCCTGATCGGTCGCGGTACCGTCTATCGCACACTATTGGAAACAATAAACCATGGCTAAAAAAGCTAACGTCGAGCGCGACGTAAACGCGCAACAAACCGTCGCACTAATTGCTGGCGACAACCGTCCTGAACTGACAGAGCTAGAGTGCGAATTACTCGGCAACGTCGGTGGCGCTGAACTGGTGGCGGCTGAGTCCAAAACCTACAAGGCGGAGACAGTCGCGGCAACGTGCAAGGCATTGTTGGACAATGGTCACACCGCAGAGGAATGGTTTGCGCCCAAGGCGACGGGCTATCCTTCTAAAGATGATCCGATGTTCCTAGTGGATAAGGCTAGGTTTCAGGCCAAGCAGTTAGCAGTAGCGACCGGTGCATATCACAAGCGGGTGGCATTCTTGCAAATGAATGACGACCGCCCGATGCCTGAATCGGTACTGAAAAACCTAGAGGCTCTACTGTTTGTCCATCACACGGCAACACAGCAGCAGGCTCAAGGTTTCAATACCGAAGTGCAGATTGCAATGACGCACATCAAGAAAGCCATGAATGATGGTATGCGATCAATCCGCGAAGGTTTGGTCAGACGCGAAAAGGATGAACAGACGGACGCACAACGCGAAGCCTCAATACTGTTCGCTTCTTATCGCAAGACGGCCGCTAAAGAAGATATGGATGCCGAGGAACAAACCGAGGCTCTGGATCATCTGGTCGCGTATTCGCATATATGTGGATTCCACCATGAATTCATGGCTCTGGTCGATAACATCTAAACCAACATGGGAGTCACGCAAGTGGCTCCCTTTTCTAACATCTTAAAAGGAAACAAAATGATTCGATTAATCTTGGCCTATGTTCTTGGCTCGGCTGTCACCATGCTCACCTATGTTACTTACATGACGGCAACGTACAGTGGGACATTACTTTCCGGCGCTATGATCGGTGCATCTATCTGGTGGGTTTGGTCAGCAGGTAAATCTATCAAAGAAGATATCAACCAAACCTTCTGATCTACAGGGAGTCACGCAAGTGGCTCCCTTTTTTTATGCCTATCGAAACCAGTCCCCAGATCCGCGCCGAGCATTGAGCCTAGCACCGACCGCCTGAGATCAGTTCCCAGATTCGCACCGAGCACCGAGCCCAGCGCAGCGTCACGCTAAAAGTTTGTACGGTCGTACAAGAATCGAAACCAGTCCCCAGATTCGCGCCGAGCCTCGCGTTACGCATAAGTTCTTTTTTGTACGTCCGTACAAGTTTGTAATGTCCACTCGTAAGTCATTGATTTATATACAATGTCCACTTTTTTGGCCTATTGTCCACCTATTGTATTTTTTTCAAAAGGCAAAAGTGGACATTAGTACAGTGCTAAACAATGGCAAGCAATGGTAACTACTACTATCTATTATCTATATATATATATATATATATACCTTTTTTATAATGTCCACTTTTGGTAGGGGAGGCAGCTCCTATTTTGAAACTCGTTTTTTTAGAGTTTCCCTCTAACAGATTAGAAATAAACTCCAGTTCTTTCTCCCCCCTTTTTGCGGCTCAAAAACCCCCAAATTCGCATACATTCATTCATTGTATATAAATCAAGGACTTACAAGGGTACACAGCAAAACATTAGCGGACATTCACGGACATTCAAGTACATTACAAACCTTACTACAAAACCGCACTACTTACCGCCATTTGACATTTGATGATACTTATGCTATAATATCTTATGAAACTGGTAATTCGTATTTTTTTCGAGCACCACTTCTGGGCGTACTTTGTACGTCCGTACAAAAACCAACGGAGACAGATATGTCAGACACTATTGAGATGCACCACGAAGTCACACTCGATGTGCTAAATGCCGAGATCAATGAGCTAACTGCCAAGCTAGATGCCCTGCGCGAAGCTCTACACCACCAACGCATTCATCACGGAGCCGAGATCAGTGTGATCGAAGACACGCACGCCCGTATGATGAGCACGATGCTGAGGTTTGTCCAAAACGCACAACACGCACTGGGCAAGAACAAGCTGCACGTCACTGCTTACCAGTTGGACGTTCTAGCCGAAATGCTGGGGGGCGAGTAATGTCAGACACAACACGACAGATGCCAACCTATTCAGAGTTGGTAACCCTACTGGGTTGGGAACCTGAACCTACCAACGTGCAGGACGTAGCAGACCGTGGGTTCACTAACCCCTACATGTTCAAGCGTCCCAACGAAACCAAAGCGCAGCGGCTGGAACGTCAACGCAACATGATGGCGTGGAACGGCAAAGTCACTCTGGAATGGGGAAGCTAATGCCACGCAGATACAAGCCAATGCGGAACGTACGTCG